TCTGGTAGACGCCGCCGCCGATGGAGGCGCGGGCGAGGGCATTGAGCTGGCGGCGCATCGCCTTGCTCATCACCAGCACCTTGCTGCCGCCGTAGGCATTCACCGAATCGATCAGCTCATCGAGCCGATCGAAGTTCAGCGGTGCACCGGGGATAGCGCCGGAGGCGTTGTTGATCGCCATTGGGTTGCCGGGTGGCAGCCGCTTGCTCAAGCCGTCAAAGGCGCGGGGATTGCTGGCGGTGTCGCCGTTGATCACGGTCGCCTCCAGCGTCAACCGCATCGAGCGCACCTTCATCTCGATCTGGCTGGCGCGGGCCTCCGGGCCCATCAGGTCCACGATCGAGCGGTCCACATCCACGTCACCGCCAAAGAGGTGCACCGCTTCTGCGCGCTGATCCACCACGCCGTAGCTCTGGGTGTAGCCCTCGTTCACGGCGCGGAAGCCCACCGAGGGCAGTTCCTGCTCGGCGGAATAGAAGAGGCCGCTGCCGGCGATGTTCATGAACGGCAGCCGGGCGAGCAGTTCGCCCTCCGAGAAGGTCTTGAGCACAGCGAGGTGCTCAAGCCGGTGCTCGTATTTGGCTGCCTCGATCAGGGTGAGGCCCATGGCACAGGTGGGGCCAGGCCCCAGTGATGTCAGGGGCTATTGCCGAGCCGTTTCGGCACGGTGACTCCGCAGGGGTCCGATCAGAGAAATAAATAGTTCTGGCTAGAATTTAGCGAGTTCCAATAAAATCATGCCCGACTCGCGAGATTTTCTAAAAAAGTTTCTTTCTGAGAGCCCTTTGAAAGATGCGGTGGACAACATCAGGACGATGGAGCGAATAAGCGCAGGTTTCAGCTCGCCTCTCGCAGGTGTGGCCTCGCAGCCCGCTCGAATTGATATCGAAGCTTTGAGGCCACCCAGGATTCCAACGCCCCAGGAGGCAAATTCTTATCAGTCCTCCGAAGCGATCGTTGAAAGCATGGCAGCAACAGTTGCCCTGTGGAGAAAGGAATTAGATGCCACGGCCGACGAATCTTCGAAAAAATATCAGCCCGCCGTAATAGCGTTTTTGCCGAACGGACAGATCGTGCAAGTTCGGCGGATGACCGCCGAAAGCTTTCATTGTGTCAGGATTGAGGGCACGCTTGGATTTGACGGCACTGTTTGCATGTTTCTTGCTCACCAGGCATCCATTCAGCTTCTTTGCACCACTGTCGAAATAACAGAGGAGAAGCCGAAGCGAACAATCGGCTTTGTTACCAACGAAAAGCAGCAGGATCTCTAGTCCGATCACATCGTCGGCGTGAGGGCGTAAGCCGTCGGCAACAGCGGGTATCTGTGCTGCTGTCATGACGACAACGCCCACAACGGCTATCCACGCGACTACCCCTGCTGCCGTCGCGCCTGGTGACCAGGCGCCGTTCAGCGCTGAGCGCTGGCGTCAGTTCTGGGACCACTGGAAGGCTCAGCCTCAGCAACTGGACGGCATCGAGCAGTTGCGGCTGGCGGTCATGGCGGCCGATCCACAGGTCCTCACCGAGACAGCCCCCTGGCGGCAGACCTTCTCCTCGGCGCCGCCGGCCCCGGCCCATGCCAATCCGCTGCCGGTGGCCTGGGAGAACCAGAACGACAACGCTTCAGGCACTGGCTACCGCGAGTGCTTCTCCAGCAGCTGCGCCATGCTCGCCCGCTTCTGGGGCAAGGTCAGTGGCGATGACGCCTACAACGTCATCCGTGCCCGCTATGGCGACACCACCTCGGCAGAAGCTCAGTTGGCGGCGTTGCGATCCCTGGGGCTGACCGCCCACTTCGCCACCAACGGCCAGCGCGCAACGCTGGAGGAACAGATCAACCTGGGGCGACCGGTCGCAGTGGGCTGGCTGCACCACGGCCCCGCTTCTGCACCCAGCGGCGGCGGTCACTGGAGCGTGGTGATCGGTTTCACCGAGACAGTCGCCATCCACAACGACCCCAACGGTGAGGCCGACCTGGTCCATGGCGGCTACACCGCCAACACCAATGGAGCAGGGCAGCACTACAGCTGGAAGAACTGGCTGCCGCGCTGGCAGGCCGATGGCCCCGGCACCGGCTGGCTGCTCACCTGCCATCCCTGACCCCAAGGAGCACAGCCATGGCTGGTGGGGAAGGATTTGATCGCGAGCGCTTCCTATTGCGGGCAGTGGCTGGGGTGTTCATCGCCCAGTTCGCGCTCTATGCCGCTGGCCTGGGCGGTTGCTTTTGGCTTGGTATGCAGCGGCGGCTTGGCCCGGTGTGCAGCAGCTACGCCGAGAACCTGCAGCAGACCTTTGAGGCGGCGGTTGGAACCAGCCTGGCCTTGCTCGGTGGCGGCAGCATCGTCAGTGCCCGGCGCCGCGATCCAGACAACTGAACCAGTCTGGCCGCAGCGCTGAGAACGGCTTCAGGACGTTCAAGGCTGGGGATGGGCCTCTGGCCGCTCCAGGTAGCTGGCGGCCCACACCGCCGGAGCGATGCCATGGGGCACCAGGCGCCGGTAGGGCTCGCTGCTCAGCAGTTCTTGCACAGCTTCTGCCAGTAGGGCGGTGGAGCGACTCTCCGGCAAGCGATGGCTCAGGGCCTGCTGAACGCGCAGCAGATACCAGGCGCTGCCCTCCAGCCCCGCCGTGAAACGCTCCCAGCCACCAGGGTGGCTGCGGGCATCGAGCACCAGGTCGCGGGCGTTGTGGGCCTTGTCGGCTGCCGTCACCAGCAAAGAGGTCTGCGGCTTCTCCTCCAGCGAGGCGAGATAGCGGGTCTTGCGCAGCAGCCAGGGTTCCTTTTCGGCGCCGGGCTCCACGGGGCCAGCTGTGTCGGTGCAGTCCACCACGATCGCGGCCACCTCCTCGCCAAAGCGTGCGGCAATCGAGGCCTGGCTCTGACCCGCATCCTCTATGGCGTCGTGCAGCAGAGCCGCAATCGCCTGGTTTTCGCTGCCGCCGTCTTCCCACACCAGAGCACTCACGGCAATGAGGTGGGCGATGTAGGGAACCGGCTTGCCCTTGCGACGCTGACCGCGGTGCAGCTCAGCGGCCCAGCCCAGGGCATCGGTGTAGCGCTGGCTGTAGGCGTTCTCAGGAGCCGTCATCGCCACGTTCTACAGCCGGTGTTGCGGCTGCTGTCTCAACCAGGCCCCGGCAGCCGTCCGGCCATGGGGTCGGCTAGGAAGCACCAGCACTGCCCCGGAGCGCAGGGCTTCGCCCTGCTCGCCCCGCCCTGGCAAGGGCTGACGCGAGTCGGCTACGCCGACCCTTGCCACGGCGTGTCGTCCGGGGCGATGGGACAGGTGTTCCTCGCCTCTATCCCATGGCCTCCTCTGCTCCTCTGGCCTGTCCGATCCGTCAGCTGGTGCTGCACAGCTATCCAGCTGGGCTCAAGGTCGCTGCTGCTGAGCGCGTCACGGTCTTCTATGGCCGCCGCGGCAAGCCCGTGAAGAAGCCGCGTTTCATTCCAGCTGAGCTGGCCCATCAGCTGGCCCGCAAGCTGGCCGCCAAGCGCCTCGGCACCGTCTCGGTGCTTTGAGGCTGCGGCCTCCTGGCCCGGCCTTGCCGGGCCTTTTTGCTTGCTCTTCACTGCGCAGCGGCGTACGCCAGCGTCTGCTCCAAGGACGCTCGCCACTGGCCGGGCGTGAACTGATGCTGATGGCCATGACCAGGCAGCAGCCAGGCCACATCGAGATCCAGCAGCCGCTCGACGGAGCGCAGCTGCGCACTCCAGTTCCACCAGCAATACGTCTTGGAAGCCACGATCGCTTGATGCGCCGGGTTCCACCAGAGGTGATCGCCGCTGAACAGCACCTGTTCGCACCCTCCAAGCACCGCCACCATCGAGCCAGCTGTGTGACCAGGAGTGGGGATCAACTGCAGGTCCGCATCCAGGTGCAGGGCATCGCTGCCGCTCAGCTGATGCTCGGCCTGGGGGGCGGCATCGGCGTCGGCCGCGTGGATCCAGCGTTCGGCTCCGAATGCCCGGGCCCAGCGCGCGTGATCGGCCACGTCATCGCGGTGCGTCAGCACGATGCGCTGCAGACCGCCCAAATCCTTGATGCGCCGGGCGAGGAGTGCACTCCAGCGCGGCACATCAATCAGCACGTTGCCGTCAGGTCGCACCACCAACCAGCTGCTGGCACCAAAGCTGCGCCGTGATGCCCAACCGCAGTAGTAGACGTCCCCAGCTGCATGGCGCGTGATCAGAACCGGAAAGCCATCCATGGGCATCTGAGCCAACAGTTCACGGCTGGTTCCGATCGCAGCCACCGGGCAGGCCTGCAAGGCAAGCAGTGCCTGCCGCAGTTCGGCAGCGCCATCCGGTTGGCGCTGCACCCGCGAACTGCTGCCGGTCGGGGCGTAGTGCAGCGGATCGAACTGCCAGCAGGTGCCGCAGTCGATGCAGGTGCTGTCGACATAGAAGGGCCCAGGAACGTTGGCAGCCAACCGCTGTTCTTGCCTGGCCATCGCTTGCTGTCTGGGGCGACCCCCTTGGTGATGGCACCGTAGGAACGGCCGGCAGAAGCGTTCAGTGCCGGGCCATGCGGCCATTGCTGACAAAGCCAGCCCGGTAGAGCTCACTGGCGCTCATCGCCTGCGGATTGATCACCTCCCCAAAACCGCTGGAGCCAAGGCTGCCGGCTGCAGTGCCCGCGGGCAAAGCGCCCGTGCCCATGGCGCCGCGCTGCTGGAAGAGAAAGCCATACACGGGGTGGATGCGCAGCTGATCGAGGTAGTCGGCTGTGGTCATCGGCCGGCCGTCGTCGCCGAGCAGTGGCTGGCCATGGCCGTCGAGGGGTTCGAGCACATCGCCGCCGTCTTTGCCATTGCCCAGCCGGAAGCAGTCCCACAGCATGGAGCGGAACACCTGAAAGAAGGTGCCGCGCCCGTCGCCGCCGGTGCGGCCCTCAGCTTCTGAGAAGGCCCGCTCCAGCAGTCGCTCCTTGCGCAGCTCCTGCACCCGCTCATGGGCAGCGTCGCGTTCAGCACTGACGGCGGCCACCCGTTTGGCGGCGGCCTCCTCCATCTGGCGCTCCCGCAGCTCCAGCTGCTGCTCGAGGTGCTGCTTTTGGCGTTCGGCCTCCTGCAGACGGGCGTACTCCTCGGGATTGATCTCCGAGAAGCGGGTCAGCTGCTGCCGCAGCCCGCGCAGCTCCTTTTCAAGGTTGTTGCTGCGGCGGCGCTCGGCCTTGAGGGCCTCGCTGAGGCCATCGCCGCTGGATCCCTGGGTGGATTCATTGGCAGTGGTTGCCGCATCCGAGCCGGTGCTGTGCTCGGCCTGCGTGCTGTCCTGCTCGCTGGTCTCAGGGCCCTGGAGGTCCAGGAGTTCGTTGCCATCACCTCCGCTGCGGGTGGTGCTGGTGATGGGGGTTGCGGAAGCAGTGGCCATGACCCGTCTCGGCTGTCAGTGGATCGGCAGCCCATCGCGGCGCTGCCATCCCCTGTTGCCGAGGCAGAAATCAGATGAGTCGATTTGGCTTGAGCGTCCCGAACACCCGCTCGCCGATCAGCGGCTGCACCATGGCACCGATGCCGCCGGAGCCGTAGTGGGCGCCGAACTCCAGCACCACAAAGGCGGTGTGCTGGGCATAGGGATCCACATCAGCAGCGCCCGCAGCGTTGAGCAGGCTGAGATCGCCCAGCCAGATCAATCCCTCACACGGCGCCACCACGGTGCTGCCAGTGGTGGCCACGCGGCGGCCGTTCTGCTGCCAGCTCAAGGTGCTGCTCAGCCAGATGGCGCCTGGATGGGGCGGCAGGCGGTCGGCACGGCAGATCATGCCGCTGTAGGTGAAGTCGCCTGTGTCGACCCCGGGGCCGTTCTCCTTGGCCGAGATGTAGCGCTGCCGGCTCAAGAAGCACTCGAGCACGTGCGCCGCCACCACCGCTGAGGTGGTGTCCCCTGGGATGGCGTTCTCCGCCAGCAGCAGGCGTGCATTGGCGAACGGCTGCAGCGGCGTTGCTGGCCAGGTCCCTGCTGCCTGCGGATGTTGGCCGCTGGTGAAACGTCTGGGGCTGGTGGTCACCGCTCAACCCCGCAGCATCGGCGTGGTTCCCAGCAGCCCTGCGGCCTCGGCGGTGAACTGCATCCAGCTGTTGAGCGCAGGCAGGAGCAACAGCAGCTGCTCGGCGTAGCGGCGCCGCTGGCGCAGCAGGGCCATCGCGGGCGAACTGGGGCTGGCGTAAGTGGTCTCGCTTTCTTCGCGCAGCAGCGCTGTGTCGTAGGCGATCACATCTGCTTTCTGCAGGGGTGCATCACCAGCTGCGGCCACCGAGCCGGCAATCGGTCCCGAGTGGCTGCGCTTCTGGATCGCCTGCTCCTGCTCGCAGCCACCATTCAGCAGCTGTTGATCGATTAGGGCCACCGCATCCAGCAGGGCCCGGGCACTCAACACCCCGGCCGGGTGTTGGCGCAGCAGATCTGCCATCGCCCGGCCGATGGCATCCAGGCAGGGAACGGTGGCGGGCAGCGCCAGGCATTGGCGAATGGCCTCTTGGTCTTGCTGTTGCCACGTCCCACCACTTGAGGGGCTCAATGCATTGCTGCTGATGGTCATGCAGAAGCCGGCGCCACACCGGCCAAATCCCCCAGCCATTGCCGCAGAGCCTGCTCGCTGACGATGCCGCGCTCATGCAGCTGCAGAATTTCAGCAACGGTGGGTTGCGGCTTGGATGCTGGGGCCAACGGGCTGATCTCAACCAGCAACGCCGGACCCTGCTGCACGGGAACTGGTTCACCGGTGATTGCGCACCAGTGCTGCAGCAGAGAGGAGAACATCGAGGCCTTCTGGATCGCCTGGCTCTGCAGCAGCGCATAGGCCTGGGATGCCGCCAGAGAGATCTCGGTGGCGGTGCGTGGCGCCCCTTGGGCGCCTGATGGGATCAGGGCGTCACGACGCATGCCCTGGTCGAGGGATTCCAGCCAAGCGCGGTGCTCGGCCAGGGAGCGGGCCTGGATTTCCACGAACTGGAAGCTGGCCCCGTCGGGCAGATCGATCACGCTGTTGGGGCCCAGCACCACCGGCTCGCTGGTGCCACTGCCCATGGGGCCGACGACCCCTGTACGTACACCCACCGGCAGGGCTGTTCGGTACAGCAGCTCCTGGTAGTCGCTCTGGCAGCGGAAGTGGTTGAGGTACTGATGCGCCAGACCCAGATGAGGCAGATCGCCCTCGCCAAAGGCAGCGCCATCACTGGCGTACCAAATCAACGGCAGCTGGCTGATGCCCCGGTAGTACTGCAATCTCGTGCGTTGCGGTCGCCAGCCTGATGGGGCCTGCGGGTCCGCCACCAGCTCGATGGTCTCGATGCTCATCCCCTCGCCATCGAGGGCAAAGGAGCCGTAGAGCCACGGATGCTGTGGTCGATCCGCCTCCAGGGGCGCGTCCTGGGCCTTGGGGTTCGGCAGCCGGAAGCTGACCGCATCCGGCAGGGACTGGGGGCCTGGCAGGTGCCAGTTCAGGACGTCGCGCCGCTCCAGAAGAGCAAGACGCGGCAGCGAGAGGCGATCGCCACGGCGTAGCGCCTGCTGGCGGTCGCCCTCACTGGGCCAAAGGTGCTGCGGTGGCAGCACGCCGATCAGTGCTGCCCCATCGCGGAGCACCAGCACGTCGGCCCGTTCGAGGAACACGCCAAGGTCGGTGCCGCGTCCATCCACATCACTGATCACCGCCTGCAGCGATGCCGGCAGCTCACGCCAGTGGCTGGAGGCCAGCATCCCCGCGAAGGTACGCAGGGCATCGCGAAAGAAGCCGGAAGGCAGAGCCGCCTCCAGCCGTCGTCGGTAGGCGATCTCTGGCTCCCGTTCACCCCGGGGGAGGTAGAGCTCCTTGCGTCCTGCGAGGAGGTCCCAGCAGTCCTGGATCAGGTCCAGGCGGGGGAGCAGTGCCCCCAGCGTGGGGTGAAGAGGCCATAGGGGCGGTTCTGGTGCGGTCGCAGGCGGCACAGCGATAGTCGGCGCTGCCTGCTTTTGCCGGCGTGGCAATAAATCGATAGAAAGCTGGTTCTCAGATCCGTCGATGACTCCTACGGTTTACGGAGGGTCCACCGGAAAGCACTGTCATCAGAACCATGCAGTGCCCATGAAGAACTTGGAAAGACTGTTTACCAGACAGAGACGAGAGCCATTGGCGTAGTTATCTGAAACCGTCTAAAATGAAGCTTGATCCACCATAGAACAACTGCCAGTACATCAAATAGAGCAACATGAAAATAAAAAACATCGGCATCAAGGGTTTTCGGGGCTATGCTGATCATGTCCAGATTGAGTCTTCCGATTTGTTAGTCCTTGTGGGCAAGAACGACGTAGGAAAGTCTACGATCCTGGAGGCGTTGGACATTTTCTTTAATGAAGGGAAAGGCTGTGTAAAACTTGACAGGGAGGATATTAGCAAGAGCAATTTGGCGGCTGGAGACGAAGACATCGAGATCTGGGTTGAGTTTGAGGAACTACCAAGCTCAATAATAATTGACGCAACTAACCAGACAACGCTTTCGGATGAGTACCTAACCACTTCGCAAGGAACTCTCAAGCTAATTAAAAGGTACCCAAAAGCTGGCAAAGAAAAGGTTTTTATCAGGGCCAATCACCCGACCGCGAGAGGCTGCGCTGACTTGCTTTTAAAGAAGCAGGCGGAGTTGAAGGAACTTCTTAATGAGCTCTCGATTGACTGCAATGACAAGACAAAGAACTCGGAGATTCGAAAGTCCATCTGGGGCGCCCATAAAACCCTGAGGCTTCAGGAAATCGATATCGAAGTCGGGAAGATTGATGCGAAAAATATCTGGGATCAGTTGAAATCATATATGCCGCTTTACTCCTTGTTCCAAGCCGACCGAAAAAATAGCGATAGTGACAACGAAGTCCAAGACCCAATGCGCTTGGCAGTGAAGGAAATTCTGTGCGACCCCTGCATCCAGGCTGAACTTGGCAGAATCGCAAATACCGTTAAAAATCGCCTTGATCAGGTTGCTGCCCAGACATTGTTGAAGCTCAATGAACTAAACCCTGCAGTTGCGTCATCGCTGAACCCTCAAATCCCAGATTCCTCATCACTTAAGTGGTCTGATGTATTCAAGAGCGTAGCCATAACCGGAGACAACGATATTCCGATTAACAAGCGGGGTAGTGGAGTCAAGCGATTGGTTCTAATCAGTTTCTTTCGAGCCGAAGCTGAGCGCCGACAGCGCGAGGCATCGCTCCCCAGTGTCGTATACGCAATAGAAGAGCCAGAGACGTCACAACATCCAGACCTTCAGCGGGCACTGATTCAGTCGCTGATTTCATTGTCTCAGGTGAGTCATACGCAAATCCTGCTCACTACACATAGCCCAGAAGTCGTCAAACAGCTTAAATTTGAAAACCTGCTGTTGATTGGTGGACAGGCGGCGTCAGACATAAAACGTGTGGTCGCAAGAGAGCTTCCATACCCCAGTCTAAATGAAGTAAATTTTGCCGCGTTCGATGAATCATCATTTGAATATCATAACGAGCTATATGGCTACATCGAGGAGCAAGGCCTGTTGACTGCTTACCGGGCGGGTAAAACAACCATGCGCTACAACCAGTCAAGTCGAGATGGCAGGACTATCCAAAAGGAAGTGGTGTTAACAGAATACATCCGACATCAAATTCATCACCCCGAAAACACTCATAACCGAAGGTTTAACGATGCAGAGCTAAGGCAGTCAATTGAAGACATGCGCGACTTTATTCAGGCGAACCCATGAACTAGCGCATGGCGTCCAATGGCACGTTGCGCCAAAATTTGACCCGCTTCACACTTTTGCGGTCTAAAAAATGTTCTTCGTTTAAGATGCCACTGGACATTTCACCCTCCCCTCTATCTCAAGGGTATCTCTAACCCCAAAGATTCCTCAACCTGACCAACCGCAATCGTGACCACCCGCACCGAGCAAGCCGAAGAGATCTCTAACCAGCGCTCGACGCTCAGCCCCAGTTGTGCTGGGATCTGATTGGCTGGAACGCCCTGACGCAGGAGCTTCTGCCCGCGGGCATGCAATTCGCGCCAGCGGCCCGGCACCGAGATCAGAAAGCCCTTGTCACGCAGGTAATGAGTGATCTCGCCGTTCACAAAGGGCCTGGCGTAGGCGATGAAATGGTTGGGGCTGCGGCCCGGGCGGTGGATGTCGTAGCGGCGTGAGGCTTTGATCAACCCGATCGCCGCCAGCTGCTCCAGATCTTCCTTGGGATGACCAGTGCGGCGGGCGTAGTTGGCGGCCACCTTCGCGGCAAAGGGCAGGTGCTCCACCACCAGGGCATCAGCGGCGGCGTGGGGTGAGCGCAATGGCCCGCGAGCACGTCCTGATGTCGTCACGCGAGCGGTGGCCTGCTGGGGCCTGGGGCGGTGGGCGTGTGGTGGGGGGCTCATCAAAAACAGGGGGGATGCCCCTCAGCGGGAAAACAGCAGCGGCCGTGGCGTGGCCTTGCCCTGGCTGCGCCAGTGCTGGCTCTGCAGCCAGATCACGCCCTGGCAGAAGGCATCCACCAGGTCGTCATGGGCCCCGTTGGGAAAACCCAGCAACTCGCTGATCAGGGCCTCGTTGCCGCTGCGAAACGCCAGCTGGCCGGCCTCCAGCAACGGGGCCACGGCATGGGCGCGGCTCACCTTGCTGCCGTTGGGCCGCACAGCAATCAGGCCAGGGATCTGGCGCTGCAGCAACTGGCAGACGGCTGGGCCATTGGCGGCGTCCTCGATCAGCACGGCATCAGGGCTCAGGCCCTTGCCCAGAGACGCCAAGGTCTGAGCGAGGAAGTTGATCACCCCCGGCAGGTCGAGCCGGTGGTGCTGGCTGCAGATCACCTCGATCCGGTGTTTGTCGTCTCTCTGCGGTTCGGCCGGTGAGCTCGCGCGGGCAGCACTGGGGTGGAGCTGTTCACCCCGTGCCAGGGCCTGGGCCAACGGGTGGCGGGCCTCCTGATCCGGCAGTAGGCCGAGGAGGCAGAAGCCGCAGTAGTCGTTCTCCGCTCCCCCCTTGAAACTCAGATCGCAACTGAGCACCACCGCCGCAAAGGGGCGTTGCGCCGCCCGGCCGTCTGGAGAAACGGTGCCCGCAATGGTGCGGATCCAGTCGCGTTGAAACAGCAGACCCTCCGCCGGTGAGGGGCGCTGCTGGTACAGCGCGTTCCACCAGTAACTGCCGGCGCGGATGCGGATCTGCTCCAGCTCCAGCAGGGGAAACCGCTCGGGGCAGAGCGGCTCACCGGGCTTGCGCCAGTCCGGCTCGATGGTGCAGCTGGCCGGGAACTTGATCTGCTGCTGGGGCGGTTCCGCAATCGCCGGCAGGTTAAGCACCTGCCACTGCTGCGGAGCGTCGCCGCTCTCCTGCTCCAGCAGCCAGCCGATCAAATCGTCCTGGTGCCAGCGGGTCAGCACCACCACCTGGGCCGCGCCTGAAAAGCCCCATCGCGAGCGCCCATGTGGTGCCGGTTCAGCGCGGGTGAGCCAGACGGACTGGAACCACTCGATCAGCTTCTGGCGTTGGCCGGCGGAGTTGGCATCTTCTGGACCCTTGTAGGGGTCATCGATGATCCCCAGCGCGTAGCCCTTGCCGGTGAACGGCCCGCGCACGCCGGCGGCGATGCAGCCACCGCGCTCGGGGGTGAGCCAGTTGCCAACGGCGGTGGAGTCCTTGGAGAGGGGATGGCCGACAGCGCGGTAGTAATGCCGTGCCTCACGGCTATGGGCGTAGGCCAGCTCGGCCGAATAGGAGGCGATGGCGCAGAACCGCGTGGGGTAGCGGCTCACCCAGTAGGCCGGGAACAGCTTGGAGACGAGCAGTGATTTGCCCAGCCGCGGGGGGCAGCAAACGATCAAGCGGTTGAGCTCGCCATCAGCCACGCGCTGCAGCAGGGCAATCAGGCGTTCGGCCCAGGTGTGGAAGGCGTAGCCGGGATAAGCGGCCACGATGAAATCACGGAAGGCCTGCGGGGCCTGGGGTCCGTTCTGCTGGCGGCCTGGATCGGGAGCACCAAGCAGGCCGGCATCTCCCCAAAGGTCGAAGGCTGGATCCAGCAGCAAACCCGCCATCAGCTTTTCGCCTCGGGGGGCTTGATCGGTGCCCGCAGCAGACCGCCGATCTCAGCAATCACCCGGAAGGCGCCGACGGCGGCGTTGAACTGCTCGGCGTCCATCGCCCGGCGGGCACAGTCGTTCAGCGCAAAGATCTGCTCAGCCTGGTGGCGGCGCCGGTCGGAGATCAGCTCCTCCACCATCCGCTGCCGCGCCAGGGCCAGGTAGCGGCTGATCGTTTTGATGTTGGTGATTCCCCAGTTCTGGGCTGCTTTTTCCCTGATCTGTGCCAATGGCAGCCGCTGGGCGATCCACAGCTGCGCCTCAGCAATACGCGTCTCTACCTCCATATGGGTGGCGCGGGGTTTGTGTGTCTGGCTGCGGCGCCCCCGCGGCGGGTTGCCCTTGCCCACCGGCCGGCTGGGATCCGCCGCCGGCCAGGCGGGCTGCCCATCGGCATCCTGCTTGGGTGGCGCCTGGCGCAGCTCCTCCAGCAACGCCTGATCCACATCCGGGGTCTGGGGTTCGCCGCTGCCGGCTGGCTTGGCTGAGGCACGGCGGCTCACAGCAGGCCCTCCCGCAGGATCAGCCGCACATAGGCGGCCCACTGCTCAGGGGTGAGCACCACCCGCCAGGTGCCGCCGCGAAAGCGCACCAACGTCGCCGCGAACGGCACGGCGGCATGCTCGGCCTGCAGGGCGGCCTCCTCTGGCTTGAGACGGGCCGCGGCGGCGGTGTTGGCCCAGCTGGCCACCTGGATCACGTGGGCGGGCACCCCATCGAGGTCGCCGGTGTCACCGCCGGCTGTGGTGGTGCGGCCGGCGCCGAGCTTGCGCCGCACCACGAGGCCCAACAGATCGCTCAGCAGCTGGCCCGCTTCCCGCTCGGCCGCATCCCCTTTGCGCTTCTGGGGATTGGCCATCATTCAGCTCCGGCCCGGCTTGATCGTCCAGAACGCCTTGCCGTGCTTCTCCGTGGCGACGCCGGCGGCAACCGCCAGCCGCTGGGCCTCCTTGAGGGCCTGTTCCTGCTGTTGCAGCGGCTCGGGGTAGGCGTAGCTGGTGCGTCCGGCCGACCAAGAAAAGCTGTAGCCGTTGTGGGAGAAGGTGGCATCCAGCTCGCCGGCCTCCAGGGCAACGCTGAGCTGCTCCAGCAGCGGGGAGAGTTCGACCTCTGTCGACTTCTGCTGCAGCTTGAGGACCGTGATGCGATCGAGCAGCGCGTCGAGGGCGGCGCCAGCCTGAGGAGCAGAGCTGGCGGTGGTGGCAGTCATCAACTGAGCCAGCGAAGGAGTAACGAGGCGCAGGCAAGCGACCTGCGACTAAGCATAGTGGCTCGATAGTCCGAACACATTGGATCGGACAGTGGGTCACCACGGCCGGTGCTTACTCACGTAGTTCGCCCAGGCCGCTGCCCAGGCCGCCAGGCATTCCTCGCGGGAATACAGCGGCGAGAAGCGGGTCTCCCCCGGCCGGGCCCAGACCGTCTGGCCGGCGTCGTACTCAACGCCCCAGGTGGCTTCCAGTGCCATGTAGCCACCCAGCTGGGCGCGGGTGCAGTAGCTGCCCGAGCCGGGGCGCGAGAGGGTCTTGAGGTCAGCAAGCACCCGCAGGCCGCTGGCGTGCTGGATGTAGCCGGTGTCGTATGTGCCGGCCAGGTTGCGGATCAGGCAGCAGGTGGGCCGCTCGGAGGCGATCACCGTCACCTGTCGCCAGTGAGGGTGGGCCAGCAGCGGCTCGATCCAGTCCCGGTAGTCGCCAGAGCGCAGGTTCTCCAGCTGCCGGCTGGCCAGCTGGCGTTGCTGGGGCAGGGGATGGAAGCGGCTGTGCAGCAGGGCCTCCAGCGCCAGGTGCACGGTGTGGCCCCTCGGCTCCCAGACGTGGCGGGTGGCCTCGATGCGGGCCATCGCCCAGTCGCTCTTGGCTGAGCCGACCACGCCGGTGACGGACACAGCGAACAGGTGACCCCCCAGCCAGTAGCGGTGCTCCGGGTCCCTGCGCCGCAGGCCTGGGATCGGCTTGAGCCAGGGGCCGGCCGAGATGGTGAGCGGGCTGATGGTCGTGCGCTGCACCATCACCAGAGCCTCACGTGAAGCACTAAAAACTTGTGATTCTTTAGAACCCGTTGCAGCGCAGCGGGTCTGAGAGGATCCAGGACGAGTGAAACTTTGTGATTCTTGTGGAACCCCTGCGGCGCAACGGATTCACAAGTTTCCAGATCGTTTCCACCTGCTACGAGGCGTGAGAACATCTGCGCTGGAGTGGGTTTCGAAGTTTCCGAAGTTTCCAGCCCTCTTTTGCGCTGGAGAAACAGGGCAACAGCGCCACTGCGGGGCAGGCAGGGCCTCAAAGAATCACAGGTTTCCAGGTTGTTTCCAGCTGCCATGAAGCGCCGGAACGACTGCCCTGGAAGGGCTCCACAAGAATCCGAAGTTTCCATCCCTAGAGTTCGAACTCACGCGCCAGCCATTCCGCACCGGATCCGCTGAGCCCGTAACGCAGGTAGTAGCTCTGGCTGCCGGTTGAGACGCGGGTGGTTGTCACCAAGCCGTCGAGCTTCCCGAGAAACCGACCGAGGGTTTTGTAGGCGCTCAGGGCCTCAGCCTCGAGATCTCTCATCAGCCGTGCTTCCGCCGGCGCCAGGTCAATGGCCTGCAGCAGCTCAAGCAGGCCCACCCCGGCCAGACCGTTGGTGTGCAGGGCCTGGAGATAACGCAGGGCCTCCTTCTGCTTCTCGCTGGCCTTGCGCACCCGCTGGCCGGCGCGATCCAGATCGCTCTCCTGCTCCTGCTGCTCCTGGAGGTCGTCGTAGGTGCCCAGCCGGGCAAAGGCGCCGCTGTTGCCATCGATCGCCACCACCAGATCGGCGGGTGGGCCGGAGCGAGCCTCGCGCACCAGGCGGCGCTGGGGTGAATCCTTGATCAGCCGATTGCCCTTGGCCAGGTAGTGGAGGGTGAGGATCGTGTTGGCGGCACCGGCGATGGCGTTGTGGCCTGAGAGGGCCTCGGTGCCGGTGGTGTCGTTGGCCTTGTTGCAGTGGTGGATCAGCAGCAAGGTGCCGCCGGCATCGGTGATCTGGTGCTTGAGGTCGTAGATCAGCGACCCCATCTCCGGGTCGTTCTCCCCAAAGCAGCAGCTGCGGGTGATCGAGCGAAGCGAATCGAGGATCACCACCGCTCCAGGGTGCTCGGCCAGGCAGGCCAGCAGGGCATCGAGGTTGGCCTCCGTGGCCCGGAACCGGCGTGACCAGAGCAGCAACGGGTGATCCCAGATCCCCAGCTGCTGCAGCATCTGGGCGGTGTCGCCATCGCCCTGGTCATCGGTCACCAGGATCACGGGCCGCGGTTCCTCCGGCGCCCCAAAGCCCAGGAAGTCCTCGGCGCAGAGCAGGCAGCGGGCGAGGGCATGCACCAGCCGCGTCTTGCCCACCTTGGCCCGGCCGCCCACGATCGACAGGTCGCGGCGGGGGATGCAGCCGGGTATCTCCCACGCCACCACCGGTTGCGGCATCGCCAGGCGCTCGGCCTGATCGAGACCGCGGAAGCGGTTGCCGTTGCGCAGGTCGTGGGCCTCGAGGATCAGCTGGCCGATCTCCTGCAGCCGCAGGGCCGTTTTCAGTTGCAGGGCGGCATGGGCCTCGCGCACGCGGGCCGAGCGGCGCAGGCTGTTGCGCTCGCGCCCCACCAGGGATCGGATGCAGTGCTCCAAGGCGTTGAGGCGGCGGTTGATCGGTAGGTGCACCTTTCCCCAGCGCACCCGGGTGTCGGGCCGAGGCGAAAAGCGCTGCGGGCCTGCGCCAGACCCAGCTCCTGTGGTGCCCCTGGCATTGCTGCTGCGGTCGCTGCTCTTGCCACCGGGATGGCGGCCGCCGGTATCGCCTTGGTTTCGGCGGCTGCCTGTGGCCTGAGCCCCAGGAGGCCTGGGGGTGTGGGCAGGCTCCGTCGGCAACCAGCCGTGCTGCCGCGCGTGGAACCAGAAGGTCGCCGCGCTGATCTGCTCGCCGCCGGAGCTGGCCACCTGGCGGATGTCCCAGCCGCAGCTGGCCGAGGGGCTGTGGGCCTCCATCAGGGCGATCGCCAGCTCGCGGTCGTGGCCGGCCTGCTCGCAGGCCTGGATCAACCCCCAGAGGATGTTGCGGTAGTCGGCGTAGGTGTTGCTGCCGGCCACACGGCGGGGGATGGCGGCCAGGGCGGTGCGGATCTGCTCCAGCGGCCGCGGCGGCCCGAAGTCCTCGTAGCCAAGCTCAGGCAGTGGAATCCCAGTGCCTGGACCCTCGCTGAGCTCCTCCAGAGGGATGGTGTGCTGCGGCGCCGGGCCTGCAGCGGGTTCGGCGAACTCATCGGGCAGCAGCGCCAGGGCGATGTCATCCGACGCGTAGCGCTGGCCGCTCACGTGCACCAGCTCCACCAGTGCGGTGGGCTCACCGCTGGCATCGATGTACCAGCAGCCGGGCAGTCGCATCACCCGCGAGGCGTCCTTGCAGTGGGGGTCACCACCGGCGTAGGCGATCAGCTCCGCCTGCAGCGGCGCCCACTCTTGTGGCGGGATGGGCTGCTCCAGCAGCCAGTAGCAGTGGGCCGACTTGCCGCCGCTGAGCACGATCAGCGAGGGCTCCGGCAGCCCCAGCTCCTTCCAGGCGTTCAGCTGCCAGGCGATCGGCCGGTCATCCCATTCCACAAAGAACGCTCGGCAGGCCGTGATCTCGTTCTTGCGGTCGCCGCCGTCGTTGATCACCAGGTAGATGCCCCGGCCTTCCCGCTGCCACTGCTCCGCCACCGCCAGATCGAAGGTGCCCTTGCGGGCGCCGATTGCTCCCTTCGCGGGGTTGGCGCGGTGGGGGAAGGCACGCAGCCGAGCGCTGGCCGGGTCCTTGCCCAGTAGGGAGAGGAACTGCTCGGCGGCGCCGCGGTCGATGCAGGCCTGAGCCGGGGCAGCGGCCGCTTCAGCGCTGGCCATCGAGCCCCTGGCGCTGGCGGGGCTTGCTGGCGAGCTGCTCGCGTTCCATGGCCTCGGCCACGATCAGCCGAATCACCGAGGAACGCGAGAGCACGCCGCCGCGGGTGCGCGCATCCAGCCAGTCCCGCTGCTCAAGCGTGAACTGCACGGAGAGCGGAGTCATCATCGAGGACATGGGAACCTCGGCATATCGAATCAGCTTATTCATACTGGCACAGGCTCGCTAAGCTGATCCGGTTGGCGAATAGGGCATGGTCGACAGCGCAGCGGCGGATCGGGCAGCGGAGAAGGTCCGCAAGCTGGTGGCGATGACCGCCTCGCCCCATCTGGAGGAGGCGCGCACCAGCGCCTACTTGGCCTGCCGCCTGATCCGCGAGCACGGCCTGCAGGTCAGCGGGCACCCTCCCTCTGCAGCGTCAGCGCAAGGAGTGCCGACGACAGGGGTGCCCCACAGGCAGCCCACAGCCGACCCCCATGGCTTTCGCCGCATCCGCGTTCGCCATCCCGGCCATTGCCGCTGTTGCGGCAAGCCGGTCGCCCTCGGGGAGTGGGCGCTCTGGTGCCCTGGCAATGGCTTGCGTCACCCGCTCTGCACCCCCTGAGCCGTTGCTGCGCCGCCGAGATCCAGCAGGCCTTGCGGGCGCTGCTGGCGGGAGAGGCCTTCCTTGCGGATGGGCCCTGGAGTGAGATCTGGTGGGGGCGGATGCGGCTCGATCTGGCCAGCGGCTGGCAGCTGGAGATTGCGATCGAGCGCGACCAGCTTGGGGCGCTGCTCTGGGCGCAGGCGCCCGACCGCCGTGATTGGGTCTACGGCTGCCAACGCGACGACTGGACCCTTGGCCCGGACAGCCGCATCGTCGAGCCCGTGGCGTTGCTGGAGCCTGAGCAGCGCCAGCATCTGGAGCAGCTGCTGCGCGAGGCCATCTGCTGGCCTGCGCCGCTGTTCCCGCCTAATCAAGCCGTTTTCTGTGGCCTGGTGGAGCCTGAGATTCGGCGCGGCAAGGGCCGGCACTGGCGCCAGCGGGGCAGGGCCCATGCCCGCTGGCATCACGGTGCTGCCGATTCCAATCGGCAGCAGAAGCCTTAGCCTTTCGCTAATGACCAGATCCCAGCCCTGATGAGCTCTGAGTACCGGTACATCGAGGCCAAGCAGCTCGAAGCCGGTCAGGAGTTCGGGCGCATGCTCAGGCGCTGGCGGGAGCTAAACAACTGGACGCAGTACACCGCCTACAAGTGGGCCAAGGAGGCCGGCTTTGAGGTGATGGCGCCCAGCACCTTGAGCGTGTTCGAAAACGGCAAGGCGCCCAAGCCGCGGCCGGAGAGCTTCTTTGCCCTCGCCGAGGTCAACCGCCGGCTGGCCGCCAAAGACTTCAGCGGCGTGCGCACCCGGGCCCTCAAGGATCTGATCAGCCAGGCCAAACCCTTGATTGATGACGCGGAGCGGGTGTGGGGGCCGGCGGAGTTCTGGAGCTGTCACCTGGGTCTGCTCCCGGTCCCGAGCGCCTACCAGGCGCCTGCCGTGCCGGCCCAGCCCGAGGTCGATGCCGCAGAAGCCGAGAAGCTGAGTGAGCAGTGGCGCGGCCAGCTGGTGCAGACCGCCAAGCAGCACGGCATTGGCGTGATGGAGGCCCTGAGTTCCGCCGCCAAGGTGGCCCCAGCCAAGCAGCGGCAGGCCTTTCAGGCGATGCTGGCCGGCTTTGAGCCGTATTCCGCCGAGCAGCTGCAGGGCATGTGGGACGGAGAGGCGTGGCTGCCGCAGCGCTGGCTGGAGGAGTGGTCCACCAAGGCAGGCGCCAGCTGAGGCAGGCACGAAAGACCCCGGAACAGGTTCGGAGTACGCCATGCCTTGCGTTGCGCAAGCTTTAGATTCGGATTAGCGAGCCGCTAATATCCGAGGCAAGCGGGCGCCGGTCCCGCAGTGCCTTCGATGACCACCACCCCTTGCGGGCGGATGGAGCCGACGCCAGGTCCCACCGCCGCCTTTGATCTCAACCAGGCCCTGTTGCAGAGCCGCGAGCAGGCCCGCGCCCAGTGGGCCGAGGGCCTAGCCCAGTTCCAGTCCCAGATGGCCGCCATCGCCGACACCTCCATGCAGGAGGTCGTTCAGGCGGCG